GCAGGACCAACACTTGTAGGTGGTCTAGCACTTAATCCTACATCTGGCATTGCTACTAATGCTGCTGTTGTATCTTCAGGTACAGAAATTGTAGGTGCAGGAGTTGCATCATTTAATCCACGTATTTCTGCTACTGACTCAGTAACTGAAATTGATCTTGATCTGGATGCAGCAGGATATCATATTTTTGATCCACTAGTACAAGCACCTATTGCAAATACAAACTTGTACGTATTTGCTACCACTACTCTTAATGGTGATGCATCTGCAGGTAGGTTTACTGTTGAACTAGAATACTCAGTACATTAAGGGAGAATATTAAATGTCTACTTCTGTAGGTACTTTTCAACCCAACACCTTACAGTGGAGTGTTCAGACAAAGCAAACAGTAGATAATACTGCTGGCAATACTAAACACTTTACTTGTACTGGTTTTAAAGTTGTACATCTTCACGCTGATCAAGAGTTCTTAATTAACTTTGGTGCTGCAGAAGCTAACTGTGGTGATAATGATTTAGAACTAGAGGCAGGTAATTATACTTTAGCAATACCTGACGCAGTTGGCGATGCTGTTATTATGAATATATTAGCAGCTACCAGTGATAATGTAACAATAAAAGTGGTCTTATCATAATTCAAACATTTCCGTTGTGTTGATCGTGCATAACGGGAATGCATTAATAGCTGTAGTTATTTAAACTTGGACATGGTATAACTGTCTTATGGTTAAACATAAGGAGAAATACCATGTTCAAGAAATTTATTAAAACAATACAACAGGCACAAGAACGTAGAGTAGCGTACTGGCAGTTACAACATATGTCAGATAAAGCTCTTAAAGACATAGGGGTGACAAGAGGTGAAATTAGGCAAAAAGTCTACCGTTAATGCGGCAGGTAATTATACTAAGCCTAGTATGCGTAAGCGTATTTTTAACTCCGTTAAAGCTGGCAGCAAAGGTGGAAGGCCCGGTCAGTGGTCGGCTCGTAAAGCACAGCTTGTTGCCTCACGGTATAAAAAAGCAGGTGGAGGTTACAAGTCGTAATGGCTAAAGACCCAAAGTTAGGCACAGGTAAAAAGCCTAAAGGGTCAGGTCGTAGGCTCTACACAGATGAAAATCCTAAAGATACTGTACCGATTAAGTTTGGTACAGTAAAGGAAGCGGAAGCTACAGTTAGAAGAGTAAGAAGATCAGGGAAATCTTTTGCAAGGAAAATTCAAATCTTGACAGTCATGGAACAACGTGCTAAAGTTATGGGCAAGAAGGCTGTTGTTGCAGTTGCTAAGAAAGCAAAAGAGAGGTTAAGAAAAGAGAATGCCCTATCTTCAAAGTAATATCCCACACTTCAAGGCGTGGGTCAGACGTGAATATACAAAGAATATGCAAGACTATCATGGTGAGTTTTTACATTGTATGGTAGTTGCAGTTACTACAATGCCCAATAGAACACTGAGTTTTCAAGTAATCTTTACTGGTTTTGAGTCTGATGACAGTGATGAACCTAATGTACATGGTGGTGCAATGTGGGCTAGAATGCCCTTAACAGCACTAGTAGCAGACACACCTTATGAAGAGTGGCCTACTGAATTACCACCGTACTTAGCCCAGCCGTGGGACTGTATGTCTCACTGGCACTCAGTATATAAATTAGAACGTGCAAGTCCTGCACCTTGGATTGCAAAAGTTGATGGGGAGTTTTACCCTGCAAAGTATTACTTCACAGTAGACTATACAGACAGTGAAGTAGCTGATGACCCTGCACAGCATAAACAGTCTCATGTATTAGAGTTATTAGATGCGGGAGAGTATACAGGTAACATGGTTGCGTTACCCAACAATAGAGTGAGAGTAACTCATCCAGCGTGGTTTGAAGTAGGTGAAGGTGCGCCAGATTTTAAACCTAATCAACACATATTTAATTCTAAAGAAGATGTAGAATATGTTTGGGATACCGACAGGGTATTTAATAATTTATATAGAGAGGACTAATACTATGGCTATGAAGAAAAAAGGCTACGCACGTGGCGGTATGCCTATGAAGAAAAACCCTAAAACTGGTAAGATGGTTCCTGCCTTTGCAATGGACGGTAAAGGTAAGATGAAAAAAGGTGGCATGGCTAAAAAAGGTTATGCTAAAGGCGGCATGGGTAAGAAGGGTGCAGCTAAAGGTGGAGCAATGGCACTTAAAGACATTCGTGCTGCAGCTAAACTAAAAGGTTATAAACTAGTAAAAATTGCATAATGGCAAAGAGTAAAAGCCAAAAGAGTCTTGACAGGTGGACTAAGCAGGATTGGAGAACCAAAAGTGGCAAGCCCTCTACACAGGGGGCTAAAGCTACTGGCGAAAGATACCTTCCTGCTAAAGCTATTAAATCTCTTAGTGATTCTGAGTATGCTGCTTCAACCCGTGCCAAACGAAGAGGCACGGCTAAGGGTAAGCAGTTTGTGGCTCAACCTAAGAAAGTTGCAAAAAAAGTAAAGTCTTATAGGAGTTAAATATGCCAGAGATTATTATGGAACGTGTACTTAAATGGCAAATTATGCCACGTATTATGATGCTTGCTGTTACTGTATTAACATACCAAGCAGTACATTGGTTTATGACATTGCCTGATCCCTCTATACAACAATCAGGACTTGTGTCAATTTGTATGGGCGCACTCACAGGTTGTTTTGCTGTGTGGCTAGGAAACGAGAAACATTAATTATGGGCAATAAAAAATCATATGAAATAAATAGTGCTGAATATGACGGTAAAGAACAAACTGTTATAGATTTTAAAGATGGAAAAAGAATACGTTTAGATCAGGTAGAAAAACTTTTAAAAGAAAATAAATCTGCCCCAGAACCGACATTGGGAAAAGAAACTTCAAAAACTATTATGAAGTATCTTAAAAATAATAATCCAACAAAGGCAGAATTTTTAAAACATTTTTCTTCTATAGCACTTAATAAAGGTGGTTTAATAGATTATCGTAAAACAGGATTGTTTAAATGATTGGTCAACTTATAGGTAGCCTCACAGGACTAGCTACCAGTATCATAGATGGTAAGACACAGATCAAATTAACTGAGGCTGAGATAAAAAAGAAACAGCTTACAGGTGAAATTGATTGGGACTTGGAAGCAATGAGAGCTACCGAGAACTCATGGAAGGACGAATGGATTACCTTACTATTTAGTATTCCTCTTATACTTGCATTTTGTGGTGAGTGGGGTAACGCTATAGTTGCACAGGGCTTCGCTTCACTAGAAATAATGCCTCAGTGGTATCAGATTGCATTAGGTGGCATTGTAAGTGCCAGCATAGGAATGCGTTCAGTGAGTAAGTTCTTTGGCAAAAGATAATGTGATAAAAATGCCACAGTTAAGTGAGGCTGACAGGCAGTTTATTGTATTAGAAAAACAACAAGAGTTAATACGAGAGCAAGCAAAGCTCATAGCGGAGAAACAAAATGGGATTTAAACTATCATCACGTAGCATTGGTCGGCTTGAAGGTGTCAATCTAGATTTAATAACTGTAGTTAATGCAGCTATTGACATGACTAAAGTAGACTTTGGTGTAACATGCGGTATGCGTACAGTAGCCGAGCAGGAAGCCTTGGTAGCTAAGGGCGCATCACAAACTATGAAGAGTAAACACTTAGAGGGCCGTGCAGTTGATCTGGTAGCCTATGTTGGCCCTAACATTACATGGGCATTAAATATGTATGATGACTTAGCTGACGCTATGGCTGACGCTGCACGTATTCATGGTGTACCTATTAAGTGGGGCGCAGCTTGGAGTGTAGGTAACATTGCTGAGTGGGACGGTTCTATGGAAGACGCTATGAATAGCTATGTAGACCTGCGTAGATCACAAGGACGCAGACCATTTATTGATGCCCCTCATTTTGAAATGATGTAAAGGTGTATACCTTTGTACTAATAGTTTATCTTGGCATAGACAGAGAACGTATAGAGGACACAATGGTATTTAATACGATTGAACACTGTAACTACTATGCAAATCAAATAACTAAACGATATAGTACGCACGGCATAGCACCAGAAGACAGAGCTATAGCTTATTGCTTACCAAAATATAAGGAACTAAAATAATGGCACGTACACTTACAGAAAAACAACAAGCATTTCTTAATGTACTGTTTGATGGTGCAGGTGGTGATGTAGTACTTGCTAAGAAACTAGCGGGGTATTCAGATACCTACAGCACTAGTGATTTAATCAGAGGCATAAAGGAAGAAGTACTTGAAGCAACTCAAATGTATATGGCAAGGAATGCACCAAAGGCTGCAATGGCTATTGTCGGTGGTCTATACGACCCCACGGAACTGGGCATTAAAGATAAAGTTGCTTCTGCAAAGGAACTACTGGATCGTACTGGATTGGTTAAAACAGAAAAGATGCAAGTAGAAGCAAAGGGTGGCGTTATGCTAATGCCAGCTAAGAATAAAGAACTGTGTGACTGTGGTGAAGACACAGATAATTGTTTGTGCAATGACTAGGCCACTAGGCAAATGGAAATTACCACAACCTACTGATGTAAAAGTTGATAATGAATGGGTTGACATTCCTAGAATATCACGTACAATACCTTTTGGGTATGTAGTTGATCCTGAAGATGATAAGATATTAAAACCTGTACCAGATGAGTTAAATAAATTACTGCAAGCTAGAAAATATTTAAAACAATATTCGTATAGAGAAGTCGCTAATTGGTTAAGCGCACATACAGGCAGAAGTATTTCTCATGTAGGGTTAATGAAACGGGTAAAGAATGAAAGAAGCAGAAAACAACAAGCTACAAGCCTACGCAGATGGGCTGAATATGCGAAAGCGGCAATCGCCAAAGCGGAAGCCATTGAAGAAAAAAGGCTTGACAGCAAAAAAGACAACGAAGAAAGAGCTACCCCAGCCTAACATAATTGAGCATGACTATATTAAAGAAGTTGAGGAAACCCACAATGTTATCTTTAAGCCCAATGAGGGACCGCAGACTAACTTTCTTGCCGCAGGTGAAAGAGAAGTCCTGTACGGAGGCAGTGCTGGTGGGGGTAAGTCTTACGCTATGCTTGCTGATCCTCTTAGGTACATGGGTAATTCCAGCTTTAGCGGCCTACTACTACGCCACACAACAGAAGAACTAAGAGAACTTATTAGTAAATCACAGGAAATGTATCCTAAGATTTGGCCCGGTATTAAATGGTCAGAACGTAAGATGCAATGGACTGCACCATCAGGGGCTACTCTGTGGATGAGTTATTTAGATAAGGATCAGGATGTTACTAAGTATCAAGGATTGGCCTTTAGCTGGATCGGTTTTGATGAACTTACCCAATGGGCTACACCTTTTGCTTGGAATTATATGAGGTCACGTTTAAGATCGGCAGACCCTGAGTTACCTCTTTGTATGAGGGCAACCACAAATCCCGGCGGCAGAGGCCATCACTGGGTTAAGAAAATGTTTATAGACCCCTCACCTGCAGGTAAGTCATTTATAGCTACAGACATTGAAACAGGTGAGCCATTAAAGTATCCTGCAGGACATGCTAAAGCAGGTAGACCATTATTTAAACGCAGGTTTATTCCTGCAAGACTAAAAGACAATCCGTACCTGTCGCAACAGGGTGACTATGAAGCAATGCTTTTGTCACTACCAGAGCAACAACGTAGGCAATTACTAGACGGTGATTGGGACATTAAAGAAGGTGCAGCCTTCACTGAGTTTAATAGACACGATCATGTCATTGAGCCTTTTGAAATTCCTAATAACTGGGTTAAGTTTAGAGCTTGCGATTACGGTTACGGAAGTTACACAGGAGTC